CATTAGCGTAAAGCCAGAGGTGACGAGATGATTAGCGTCGAATACAAGTGCGACAAGTGCGAGGCAACATGGCCAAAGGGCAGGGTAGGCGAACAACTCTGGCAGGTTTTCGTCGGACGAGGACGCAGCCCTGAGTCCAGTGGCACCATTGGCAGTTCTGACGAAGTGCGCTGCGCTCACTGGTGCCGTAAATGTATGGTCAAAACGGGGCTACTGCCTTCCATAAAAATGATAAACGATCCACCAGCACCAGAGACGCCTGCCACGATCGAAGACCTTATCCGCGACATCGTGCAAAAGGAAATAGGATAATGAGTGAAGCACAGAACGAACACGCCGAGACGCCGATCGTAAAGCCAGCCCAAACCAACATCATACCCGTTGGCAGCGGCCCATCCCGCCTGCTGGCCATTATCGAAAAAGGCGGGCGGACGCCGGAGGAAATGACGAAGGTATACGACCTGCTGGAACGAATGGAAGATAGATACGCGAAAATGCAGTTTAACACTGCCCTGATAGCGTTTCAGACCGAGTGCCCACAGATTCCCCGGTCGCGCAAAGCCAATATAGCCACACAGTCGGGAGCCAAATACAGCTACGATTTTGCCGACCTGGAAGCGATCGACCGCGTAGTGCGCCCGGTACTGACCAAGCACGGGCTGTCGAGACGGTGGGGCGATACAGAAGTTGCGGATGGCAATCTTCGCGTGACCTTTATTCTTGCCCATGAGGGGGGGCACTCGGAATCTATCTGGTCCTTGCCCATCCCGGTACACTCGAAAGCGGGAATGTCCGAAGCGCAGAAATACGGATCGGCGCTAAGCTACGCGAGACGACAAGCGATGGTCGCCGGTTGCGGCCTGACGACCTGTGATCCCGATATGAATGGGGCCGACCCGGGAATGCCGCAAGAGACGATTGACCACATCAAGATACAGTATCTTGAAAAGCTGATGAAAGAGACCGGGGCCGACCGCGACAAGTTCTTTGCAACCGCTGGCGTGGAACAGCTTGTTGATCTGACCCAAGCCAAGTATGACGAATTGGTGCGGCTACTGAAGCTGAAGAAGTCGAAACAGGGATGATTGTCCACGACATAACGCAAGGTTCACCCGAGTGGCACAAGATTCGTTGCGGCATTCCCACGGCGTCCAATTTCCACAAGATCATTACCGCCGTGGGCTGGAAATTAAGCGGAGCGTCCATCGCCTATGCCGCCGAACTCATCGCCGAATGGGTGCATGGCGGGCCGCTGGATGCTGGATCAACCTCGTGGATGGATCGCGGGAAGGAAATGGAGCCGGAGGCGGCGAAGGCTTACGCGCTGCTGCACGACGATTTGGAAGTCACGCAGGTCGGGTTTGTTACCAACGACGATTGGACGATCGGCGGCAGCCCGGATCGGCTTTGCAAGCCCAACGGCGGTCTGGAAATCAAGGTCAAGGGGGCCAAAATCCACGCCTTGTACGCCCTGGACCCCCAACGGCTGGTCAAGGCCCACTTGCCGCAGATTATGGGCTGTATATGGCTGTGCGAGACTGATTGGTGGGACATTATGTCTTACTCGCCAATTATGAACCCGGTTATCGTCCGCGTCGAGCGCGACGAAGAGCAGATAGGCAAGCTGGCGTCGGCGGTCGAGGCGTTCGCGGAGCAGCTTGCGGTGCAAAGGAAGCAGGTAATTGACGGGGAATAGCCGGGCAACGGCGGGCGTGGCGGCGATTGTCGAACGTCGATAGAGAAACCGCGCGGGCGATCCACGCTCAGCCCGCCCCGGCTGCATTGGAGACGAAACATGACGGCTGACGAGATATACGAACGGTTGAATGTGGTCATGGGGATACGAGTAATCACCAGCATCCATCCTTCGACACAGGGACTTATCGATACATTAGTCGAAGGGGCGTACGCGCTCGGGGAACAGGCAGAGCTCAAGGCGCAGATAGCAAAAGCCAAACAGCCCGCCGTCGATGCGGCGGAAGCGGAGCCGGGCAAGACCCAACCGGAATAGGTCGGCTCCGTGATCGCGGAGAGGTAGAGGAGGGCGGATACCGCCGGTAAGGAAGCCGAGCGCCCATTCGCTTCCCACCCCGGTTCGACTCCGGGGCCGCGATGTTGTGAAATGCAGCGGCGGCGTGGAGCCCGGGGATATACTGCCGGGCGTCTGGTGGCAGCGTCACCAGAGGACACGCGGCGCAATTTCGCTGAGACGCGAGGTCGAGTGATGCCGGAGCCTACTGCAGGCCCTGCGAAACGCGATGAACGGCTCCGAGCCGGGGCAGGATCGGCCCGCTGCATAAACGCACCTGTTCGTCGTCCGGGTCATCCCCGGGCGGCGGGCGGGTCACTGACATTCTGAAATACTAATACTAACCCGCTTAGTAATTGGTTAGTAGTGCAGCGGCTAGCGCGGCAGCGTCTAGCAGGTGTGTGGCACCGTCCAATCGCCTTATGTGGACTGCCGACAAGCATTGGGTCCGATTGCTCGGGGGAGGCCGGAACGGGGAACACCGGCCCGCTGCACCTTGGGCGTATTGGGCAATTGGTGGCCCGCTGGGCTGTAAACCTGGTGTCCTCAGGACGTGGAGGTTCGAGTCCTCCTGCGCCCAATTGTGAAATGCAGCGGCGGCGTGGAAGCGCCGGGTTGACCCGTAAGGCTACGGCGTGCTAGAGGCCTGGCGGGAAGCGCGCTATTAGTGGTGCCGGACTGTGGGAACCCCGGCCCGCTGCATTTTTTCTCTTACTTGAAAGGAAGGGACGATGAAGACCACAAGATTCTTAATCTTGGGAATATTGGCCTGTCTTGTCGTAGGCTGCCCCATGCAACCCCAGAATCAGGCCCGAGAAGCCTGCCGGGGCTGGCTGGACGACGATACGTCATTTAACAGCACGATCATCCTCTATGAAGAAATACGGGACTTGGGCGCCTCCAAGGCCGAAGTCATCCTTGGGACAGGCACAATGTGTGAAGAGGGCTGCTACAGGGTCCACGCCTGCGTCCGGTCATGCTTGAATTGTGCCCTGGCATCCATTGATTTCGTCTGGCCGTAGATTTTTCAGAATTATGGCCCGAAAACTTGATAAACGGGCAGGATGTTGTAGGGTGCATCTGGCCTCTGAACCTCGGCACATCCGGGTAGTAAGAAGCCTTCCGACGTTATTTTGGGCTCGCCTGCTTATCGCGGACGGGGAAGCTAGCCCCGAAATGACGTCTGACGTCCTGCGAAGAACAGCAGTTTCCAAGGCTGCTCCGTCTGCCAATTCCGGCACCGGGGCGGTTATGGGTGCGGGAGCGGTGGCCAGTCCCTTGCAAGGTGACCACCGCCCCGCTTGTTTTTACGGGCCGCCTCCACTTCACAAAGGAAAACCATGATTGAACACGTAAAGCGCTGGCGCGAAAGAAACGGACGGCTCATCCATGACGGCGACTGCTGGTTTTGGGGTGTGGAACTTTGCACCTGCGGACTCTTGCACTACCTGATGCCCTTACATGAACAGCCAGAGTGGTTCTGGAAGGAACAGGGGGCACACGAACGGCAAATAGCACGCATCCCTAAGCCGTTGCCCTATATCGAGCCGACAAAAGAGGAGCTGGCGGAGTGCCAGAAGATGATCGACGAAATATTCCCGAAAGATTCTCAGAAAGATGGCCCGAAAACTTGACAACGGGCTGAGATGTTGTAGGGTGTAGTCGGCAATGGTCACCAGAATGATTAACACGGCATAACGGTTAACGACCGCTCTTCCGCGCTTGTTCTGGTGACCAACCCCTTCCGGCGCGAAGGGCGGTCTTTTAATTGGCATGGAGGCTGGTCATTTCACAACTCGACCCTCCGATACCGTGAGGAAGATGCCCTGCGGGGTACGGATAGCCTGGGACCGGCTTTGTAGGCCCGGTTGTTCGGTGTTCCCTCGGGAGTGGCTGGATACTGGCCCGAGACCAAGAGCCGACGCAGTGCCAGGGTGCGAGTGGTCAGAACTGCGTAATCAAAACCACAGGCCGCTGTGCAACGAAGCCGACGGGTGGACCGACGATTTTTGTTGCAGACCTCTGCTTAACCGCAGGGGTTGTGCGCCTCGGCCTCGGGGCGTCCCGACCACCATGAAGAAACGACCTGTAAAAGACGACCCCCTGAAGGATTGGAGAAAGACAACCCTGTGGCTTAGGGCACTGGACGGGCCGTTAGTTGAAACAGTCGTGTGGCATCCTGAAGTGTCCGAAAAGGAACGTGTCGAGCTTCTGGCCCGGTATGCAGCGCAGGGCGTTAAAATCATTCGTCAGTTGACGGGCACGAAAGCGACGATTCTTCAAGGCCAGTATTTACAGCAGTAATTTTCGTCCGAAAGGGAGAAAATGCCTGACCAGAACTTGAGAAAGGTTCTCGCTTACTTGGAATGGATACGCCCTCAGAAGCATCTGCCTTACGGTCGTGGCATAAGCAAGACGAACGTGGACAAACTCAGGAATCGTTGCCAGGCTAAAGATGCGCTCTTAAATCGCCTGTGTTCAGCCCTTGAGATTATTCTATCCGGTAAGGTGAAGCAGGAAGACTTCCCCGGCGTTGTTCGGGCCATTTTGGCCGGAGAGTATGAGGTGGACAATGCCTGACCCCGGCGACTGGCAATCCACCTGTGCAGTTGCGATAGACCTTATAGAATTTCGTGTTTTTCGCAGACGCTATTGTCAAGGATGCCAGTATTTCGACGAATGTAAATTGCGAAAGGAAAGGCAGGAGTTGCTAGATGCCGAAGATGCCAAACAACATGCCTGACCCCGTTTTTGACGCTATCGAGACGATTCGCAAGCGTAACCGGCTGAACGCGGACGTGAACCGGCTGTGCGATACGCTGGAATATAGTCTGGGGGCTACCTGGGATCTGGCACAACGATCCCGCGCATCAACCAGGCGATTCAACACCGCAGTTTTGGAACACCTAACCGGCGAAGACCAGCCCTCGTCGTCTAGCGGCAGGACATCGGGTTTTCAGCCCGACAACCGGGGTTCGACCCCCCGCGAGGGTAGTGATGACGATAGCTGAGAACATTGATGCCTGATCGCATCGAACTCTTCGACCGCTTCTGGCTGGCGTATCCGCGCAAGGAAAAAAAGAAGCAGGCTTTTACGGCGTTCAAGATAGTTCTTAAGTCGGCTTCTTTCGATGACCTCATGGCGAAGCTGGCTGAATACAAGCGCACTAAACGGGTACATGAGGGCATCATCCAGTTACCGACAACATGGCTACGCGGTGATCCGTTGAGCGATGTCTATGGCGATATTGAAGTGACCGTTGACGACAAGCGGCTGAAGGAAATGCGTCACAGTCTGAAAGAGAAGCAAGCCGAGGTTGAAGAAGGCGAATTTTCGTTGGCGCAATGCGCTTCCAATTGGCGATTTCGCGACAACATAGAGCGCGATTTACAAATCTGTCAGCAATCGGTCGACTATCTCAAGGCCGAGATAGCCCGGCTGGAGGCGAAACAATGACCGACGAAACCGACAGGCTGGACGACTTGGCAAGGGTGCTTGAATTATTCAAGCGGCTTGTTCTTCCCTTCTTGGCCCAGCAACGCGAGGCCGATATAACCCACGCCAAGCGCCAAGAGCGCACCCGCATCATAGGCCTTGTCGGAAAGCATGTTGGTTGCACTTGCGCTCGGGACGAATGTCCCCCTGGCCAATGTGGAGGCTGTACAACGATGGATATCCTGAACGATATCGACCCCGAGGACGAGGGATGACCGACCACTGCCCGGAATGCGGCCTCCGCCACAAAGACCTTATTCCCGAAGGTGGGAATCTTTACTACAGGTGCGGGCAATGCGGCCTCCAGTGGCGGATAGGCGGCCCGGACGACCGCGCCGAGGACGCCACAGAGGCCCCAGGATCGACGAACGGGAGCGTCGTGAGCCCCGGGACGCCCGAGAGCGCCACAGGCGATTAGAAGGAATTTCACATGCCTAAAGACAATCTGCCTGAACACGGTGCGGGCGCGTACAACCCCGGCGACGTGCTAGGGATACGACGATGAAAGATCGCATTCAGTCGGGACCAACTCCGATACCACCGTGTGAAGTGTGTGGTGAGCATCCCATCTTCATGTGGTGTACTGCTGCTATGCCGGTATCCGGTGGTCATTGTATTCACGGCGAATATCAGGACCACGGTTTTGCGTTGTGCCAGAAGTGTCGGGCTGACATCGAATTGCCGGACGACAGTGTTCAGAAATATCTTGGCAAGAAAAAGCTGGCCCCGGCCAACATTGAAAGGATCGACGATGGGCGGACTTAAAGAGGGCAAGAGGTTGAAGCGGAGCAAGAGCTCGAAGCCAAGAACATTTGATTTGTACGGTGACGTCGACAACACGTATCTCATCGTGCCGCACAACCAGGAGATGCAGCGGCGGGAGATCGCGGGGTGGTTTTGCGCCAAGCACAATGATCCGTCTCCTGTACGTGTCTGCAGAACGTATCTGCATCAGGTTTCTGACATCCGTCTCAAGTGCAGCGAAGGCCCGGTGGAGATAACGATCGACATCAAGAGGGCGAAATGATGAAGAAGCCGTGCGAAGGCGACATCGTGAAAGCGTGCCTCAGCTACTTGGAAGCCCTTGGTATCTTCGCGTGGCGGAATAACACGGGTGCGATGGGTGGAACGTACAAGGGCACGAAACGGTATGTCCGCTTCGGCGTTCCTGGAGCGTCAGACATTCTCGGCGTTCTACCCAATGGCAGGTTCTTGGCGATTGAATGCAAAATGCCGGGCAAGAAGCCGACGTTGAAACAGCGGGCGTTCATTGATGAAATTAACCGGCACGGTGGCGTAGCCTTCGTGGCCGAGTCCGTCACAGATGTGATGGGATGGGATTGGCACGAACAGAACGAAAGGACTAACGATGATTGACACAGACGCGATTTTCAAGTTCAAGATTGGGCAGTGGGTAAGGCCTGTTGGCACAGTATTGCCAGACGGCAAGGGGTGTCGCTGGCCGGCCACGGGCGAGACGCGATATGTTGTTCAGGAATGTCACCTGCAACAATGTCACGGCGGCGTGCAACTGATTTATAGATGCAAGGTGATTCATAGGGATGGCGGGACAACAGCCGGTTTGTGGGACTTCACGGAACCGCAACTCGACCCATCTCGTTCCTATACGGACGATCCCAAGCCCGAGAAGCCCGATGCCTGACAAGACGCCGATGCAGGGGGCGCGTGTGCGATGCGAGCCGCCGAAGTGGGGAACATGGACTATGGAAACGCTTACAGAATTTGTGGAATTCAGCGTTCCAACTGAACTTGGGGAGGTCTGTATTCCCCGCGACCAATTCGATCGCATGGTGCGCTGGTACGTCACCGGCGACCCGTACGGCAAGCTGGAGGTGGTCGATGAGTGACAAGACGCCGATGCAGGCGCGAACGCAAACCGAGATAGAGGCGTTGCCGTCTGAGGGTTTCCATCAAGACGGAAAGTGGTTTCTTGGGCTTGGCAAACCGGACGTGACGCTTAGCTACGATCAGTGTTCTGTCACCGTGCAGATGCCGTGGGAAGTATGGGACCGCATGGTGCGCTGGTACGTCACCGGCGACCCGTACGGCAAGCTGGAGGTGGATGATGATAAAAACGTCTGAACAACACCACCGCGACATTGTGCGCGAAGGCTTCCAAGACGCCATTTCGCAATGCTGCCTCATGGCGTTGGGGAAGCGAGACTGTTCCGGTTACGGCACCGACGCGTTCCGCGCATTGGACGCGTTAGAAATGGCGTTCGGTAAACTTAAGCCGCGTTTCGGGGAGGTGGGTGATGAGTAGAAGCGATCGCATATTCTACACAGTCATCGGTTGTGCCGCGTGTATTGGTGTCGGCATGATGGTTGGCAGCTGCATCGAGGGTTGCGTCAAGCGGCGCGACGCTGTCCAACAAGGCGTTGCCCGCTGGGTAGCCGACGAAACCGGCGCGGCGACTTTCGAGTGGGTGAAATGCGAGTGACCATCTTCTTTGCCATCTTGTGCGGCACCGGATTCCAGGTGTTCATCGACACCGACCGTAACATGGAGACAGGATATGGTGCTGGTTACGAATATGTCGTGCGTGTCGTGGACGATGAACTATCGCTCCTCGACTGGCAGCAGATACAACTCCACCTACCGGAAGCCTTCGGTGGTCGGCACGTCCGGGCGACGCGGCCGGCGATTCCGTTGGTTTGTCATACCGGCGGATGGGGAATTCTCGTGGGCTTCGCGTCTGTTATACGGGTCAACGACAACGTGACCGTCCAGATACCCGACGGTCGCTGGAAGGTTGAATTCTACGACGAAGGGAAGGTGTGTAATGAATGAGGCACAACACATTGGCACTGCGCCATGCGCTTCGATTGCGCACATTGATGGGCATATTGTGTTGGTATGGTCATGGGACAATAGCACATGGCGGGTGACTGAGTATGCCGCCACACAACGCGAACTCGATATCGAAATAGCATATCGACGCAGTAAGAAACAAGTGTATGCCATCTTTCGTGTTCGTGAAAGACAGGTGACACGCAATGACTAGCAGGGGCGACGAACTGGCGTTTCCTGTTGTGGGAGACCCGAGCGAGATGAGCATCTGTTCCGGCATAACGAAGCGTGAGTGATTCGCCGGGCAGGCGCTGGCGGGTTTTTGCGGCGCTTATAGCGCAGGTGGTCGCGCGGATGATGCAGATGTTGCTAGATGGGCGATTCTACTTGCCGACGCCCTCATTGCCGAACTGGAGAAAGAACGTGGATAAGATGAAGCTGCACCCGCCCGACTATTGGCTGAATGAACTCGCTGAAAGCTTGGAATGGAGTTCTCGCTACCAGCATGGCAAGCGAGACGTTGTTGCCACAATTCAAAACGAAGCCATACAGGTTGCGATTCGGACATGTATCGAAGCCGAATGCGAGAAGTGCCGCAGGGGCATTGCGACGTGGGCAGACAACGGACCTTTTGTCTGGCATATGGACGGTGGCTACGCGGGGTATAACGGCCCCATTCACGAAAATGGTTCGACGCTATGCCATGCTTCGGCCCTTCATACTATCACCCCCGCCGCGATCCTCGCCGAACAGGAGAAGGCCGATGCTGAAAGTTGACACGTTGCGGAGGCAAGAACGCGAGCTAATGAGAATCGTGTGCAACGACAATACGCCTGTATCTATACGCGACAAAGCGTACGACATGGCGACCGCGCTTCAATGGGCGCGCGGAGGATGTACTTGGAATCCGCTAACACTACTCAACGACGACATACGTCGGGAAAAGAAGAGGGCCGATGCAGACCAAGGCTAAGAGAGACGAGATACGGACGTTGTACGAGAAACACAAAACGCACTTCCCAAAGATGGCCCAAACCGTAGTATCGCTTTGCGACACCTGCAACGAACTCGAAGATCAGGTTGCGATCCTCATGGCGAAGGCGGTGGACTTTGAGTTAAAGATCATTGCGCGTATCGAGGGGCTGGAAGCCGCGATCGAACGCCTGAAAGCGGAGGCCACGCGATGAGCGACAAGAGAACACTGGTACGCCGCTTTGTCTACTCGTACACAGACGGCGGATTGGAATGCGAAGAGTGCGATTGGCGCGGCACCGAAGATTCAGCGAATACGCGAGACCTCCCTGACGAAACGGTGTATGCGTGTCCCCGTTGCAGCGAACTCTGTGCCTATACGCCAATCGACGAATTGATCGACGCCGACAGCGCGGAACGCATTTGCCAAGCACTGATGGATATCGAGCGGCGAACATGAGAAGCGGAGGCCACGCGATGAGCGACGAAGCGAAAACGGCGGAACAATGTCCGAAATGTGGCTCGGGAGAACTTGCCTATTGCAGCAAGGGTGACGATGATTGGATGTCATGCGACGATTGCGAGCATGTTTGGCCGCAACCCGAGGAGGCAGACGTCATTCAAGCCGCCCGCATCAAAGGCGCGGAGGCGATGAAGGCGGTCTACGAGCCTCGACTGAAACAACTGCGAGAGGCCCTTTATGGACTATGGGCAGGCGACAATGATGGTCTATCCCTTGGAGACATGGTGCCCCGAATGCGTAAAGCAGAGAGGGTGTTATCCGTTCCGGTAGATGACCCAGCCCTCTCCGTCCGCGACGTTGTGGAGAAACTGTGATGCTACCCCGTAAACGGCTCACCTTGATTGCCTACTACAACCCGCACGCAATCTATATGGGCTGGCATCTTTATCTGCGCGAACGACGCGACCGCCGGAATGCCGACGGTGGTTGGGGTTGGGTACACGGCGGGTGTCCCCAAAACGCAGTGCAGGATGTTCTAACGCAACTCGGCTTTGGCCGGATTGAGATTGGTGGTTCCGATGGCGGTACGATAGCGACCTTCGCCACACGCTGTCCGAACGGCGTGCGCTTGGATCAGGCCGAAAACGGTACACTGTACGTTGTGGAGAAACCCGATGCCAAGTGACCACGATCTGTTCACCGAAAAGCAACGCCGCATCTACTATCAAAGCATTATCTACGCGATCTGCGATGCCGTGGACGAGTATCATGGGTCACGCCAGCGGGTTTTGTGCGGTTCGGTAGATGATCCGTCAGACGAGTTGCAGAAAACCGTGTCCGGCTTACTGAAACGTCTCGCCAAGATTGATCGCCCGAAAAGGCCATTCCGCACAGCGTATGAGGTAGCAGAGGCGAAGTGTATAACAGAACTAATGAAGGGCGGGAGACCCGATGCCAAGTGACCACGATCAGATTCCGGCGACGCGATGTGCTTTCTGCCGGGAACCAGTAGACATTGAGACATGCCTGCGTGATCATGCGTTTTTCTATTGCTCCCCAAATTGCAAGCTAGGGCGAGAAAGAGCATACGACAAATACGTTGACCCCTTGGGGCGTCACTCAAACCCCGACAGGATAGCGACCCATGACTGACCACGACCAGATCCAAGCGAAGATCGAAGAGACGCTGGGGCTGTGCAGGCCGCCCGTGCTGGGAAGTTGGGAAGGCAGAGCAAGCCGTGAACGTGAACGGATGGACTACATCTCCAAGATGCTGCCGCGGTACGCGAGGGCGTTGGAGGAAGCACTGCCGGGCATGGATGAGTACACAAAATTCTCTGTTGTCAACATCTTCAACGACAAAAGCGAGGGAAGTGATGGACCGAGTTAAACGATTCCTGTGCTGGATGGGTTGGCATAGTCGATCATATGTCTTGTTGGAGTATGATGGCTGCAACCAACATGCTCGGTGCAAGTGGTGCGAATATGAAGGAATACTGGATAGCCAGGGTAACTTGTTCTGATGATTAGCCTGCTCGTCATCCTACTCGGACAGTTTATCGAGCTTCCGACGGAGCCCGTGCCCGGCGTACACATCTACTACGCGGGCTCGATCACCATCGTCAAGCCGCCGTGTCGCCCGACTGTTCGGCAGTTCGGGACGTTCGTAGGCTGTATGAATGGCCCGGTGATGAACACGAACAGCCCTTGCGTGACGGGTCGGTGGCGTCCGGTGTACATGATCGCACCTACGGACCCGGTATCGGACTGCGACGAGTGGACGTTCGACCAGATTCATCTGCTGACGTTCATCTGCCGTTCGCTGGACACGGACGCGGACGGCGATGTGGATATGCGTGACTTTTCGAGGTTGCAGAGACGGAGGACAGGGTGATGAAATTTCCGCCACTAACACAGGAACCCATACAGCATGTTGATTGCACCCCCGATGCAGGATATCCGCTGCGAATCCTTAAGGCCCATCGGGAGAATTACGAGTGTCGATGGGAGTGCGACGGCGAGATGAGCGACGGTACGAAAGAAATGATAGCAGCCATAAATGAGGGTTGCGCAATGCGGGCGACCTTGCTCGACAAAGCGATAGCCATACTGGAACGCGAAGGGAGGTGATGTCTGATGCGACGGAAACGTAAAGTACAAACACCCGTTGAAACCTTAATGTAGCTGCGCGGCGGTTGGGGTGCCGCCGCGATGGAGATGATGATGTATAAGATACATTTGTGCGGGCCGCATTTGAGCGTACCGGGCGCAACTGAGTGCTGTGAAGCACTGTGGTCAAACATGCGAGCCTGTAAACGCTGCGAACACCCCTCGTGCTATCGCGTAGGCATGACGGCTCGTCAAGCGTCCGCTGACAACACGGCTGGCGTCAAGGCGAAGCGTGGCGACGTGCGCATAGGCAAACGCATTGCGAAACTGATGGAAACCGACAAGGGTCGGGCGCAACTGGGGATGCCGCCGCGAGAAAGGATGAATGATGGCAAGTAAGATCAGATGGCCCGCATGGGTCTGGCATGAGAACGTGGCCGCAACGGAAAAGTCGTTGCTGAAGCTGCTGGATGCGTTTGGCTGTTTAAGTCACGCGGCTTTCAGGAAACGTAGCCTTGTGGTCAAGACCCTGGATGTGGCGATGGAAGTGGTGCGTGGAGTTCCGCCCGCCTGGGGCGATAATTCTGTCGGCATATGGCGTTCGGCCAGCACTGCTGATCGACGCCGTGCCTGGCGCATGGCCATGAAACTGCTCGGCTACACGGAGGTGTGCGATGAGTGACGACTTGAAGCCGTGCCCGTTTTGCGAAGACGATCAAGCTGAGTATCGTAAACGTAGTATGCCGCTGCACGGTGGAGATACGAGAGTTGTGTGCATGTTATGCTTGGCCGAAGGTCCACTAGGTATGGACGAAGAAGACGCGGCGGACGGTTGGAACGACCGGAGGAAGAGAACGCCGTGAACTGGAACGCCCGCGCGGAGGATAGCGATGAGTGACCCGATGACCGATGCACGATTGGCAGAACTGAAACCTGAAACTGTAATGTTCCTGGGCAAGCCGCTGGACCCCAAGCTGGTGCGGTGGATAGATTATTTTGAGGAGTTTGCACGATGGGCCGCCGAAGATACCGGACTATCGTTGCTTGATTTGCCGCAGTTGAGAACAACGCGCAAATCGAAAGTGATATCAAAAGCCCGAGCGTTTTTCTGGTATTATTGTCGGCGCGATTTGGGGCTGAGTCATCCTGACTGCGCCCTGGCACTGGGCATGAATCAATCCACCGTGTCCCTGGCGATGGACAAACTCAAAAAGCGAAACCCCGAACAGGACTGGGACGAACTCACGCAGAAGAAGGTTGAGGCCCGGTGGCGATGCCGTCAAGCGTCGGCAGAACCGTCCGGCGATGAAGCTGGTACCCCTGAGTAGAGCAGACGTGAACGGTCGCCCCGCCTATTCGACAAACAGTCTTACCTTGCCGGAACCGGTGTCTGTATCGGCCCGACCAAGCTGAGCGCGATAAGTCTTAGTATCTGTTAAAGTGAGCGCAGAACTTGTTACTCGCGTGCGCGTTGATGTGTTGTGTTCCACTTGGGAACCAGCTACACCGGAAGCATCCGTCTCGTTATATAAGCGGGCATATACCGTTCCAGCCGTCGCCGCCAAGTAGGCCTCCAATTTGATTGTTCGTCCCCACCTACTGCTGTTGAATACAAGTGGCCAGTCGTCGCCAAAGAACGACCAAACGATAGCGGCAACGGTAGACAGGTCGTTGGAGAACCAGCCTACTCTCGGACCTTCGAGCCTGAGTGGGGCGAAGTCCGGGTAGCTGATAAACCAAGATGTATCGGCAGGAGTGGCTGCGTCTGAACTGTAATCGCCAACGCTAATCCCGAGAGGCTGTAACCACGGCGCTCGAAGGGGCGGATCAGATGCTTGGATGAACGCGGAACCGTCGTCAGGATCAACTACTACGCCGGAAGTAAAATCGCCTACAAGATCGCCGAGCGGCGGTAAGGATGCGCGAAGGGGCTGTTCTACCGGCTGTTGTATAAGCCAACTGATGTCCTCTGGATTACCCGCCAGAGAAGTAAGGTCTTCGACGTGAGATTGATATTGAAGAAGATACCCCACAATGAAGAACCCCTACTCTTCCGGTGATTCTGTTCTCATCTGCGCTACAATCTCACGAAACACTTTCATGCCGAAATAATTGAGTTCGTCAATACAGAACCCGCCGTCTTTAACCGCGATGGTCATAGCTTCGTAGAACCGTTCCTTCAAGTTGGCGGCCGCCGTGTTCTGAACGTCGATCTTCTCCTGGAGTCTCGCCCATGCAGTGCTCATGGAATGACAATGCCTCCCTTCGTGAGAGTCTCGTGTAGCGCCTTCAATTGTTCCTGGCGCTGGCTTCGCCGGTAGGCGGCGCTGTTTTCGATTCCGTGCTGCGTTCCGTGATCCTTCTTGAGGCACACATCGCACGCGGGCGCACCACAAGTGGGGCCGGAATGGTAGCTGCAAAAATTCCTTCGTTTTCCACTGCCTGGCTGCACCGTCCACTGACGACCGCAGTGAACACACTGAAGCGTGTCGCGTTCAATGGTCCCGGATTCCGACGAAACGAATATCGTTCCGTCGGGCCGTGCCGCCGTGTGCTTGCGAAGGAGCATTACTCTTCCCAGATCATCGTGCAGTTATGTACCGCCGTGCCGGTGGCCGTCAACGACCGGAATCCCCAGCCTTCGGTAGCGACATTATTGGCCTTGAAGCCCCGGCCCGGCGCAGCCACCCATCGGAACGTCGCCCGTTGATGCAGGGGAACGACCAGCAAGATCGCGCCGATGGTGTTCGGCTCCGCCGAGTGCGTCACCTGACAAGTCGCCAGCGAAGCCGGATCGTCCGGGTCAAGTGGTTCCGGCGTAGACGCCGACGCGGTTCCGTCGTCCACCGTGAACCGATACAGGTCGAACAGTGTTGCCTGATCGCCCGGCGTCACCCCGCAACCCACAACGAGGTCTTGAAGTTCCGGTTTGATCGTCGTCGCCGACTGAACCGTGATAAGCGTTTCCGTCGCCTCTACGGCGTTGCTTCCCTGATCTGTGTACAATCTACCCATTACCTTCTCCTTTTAGTAGCTCTGAACCACGAGTGGTTCAAGGTCCGTTCTCACTGTTTCAACAAACGCTTCCCCGCCGCTTACTTCCGCCGCCGGGGCCTTGAAGATTCTACGACGCACGCGCAAGATGGAATACGGGTCTTGCCAGAGTTGCGCCACTTCGCCTTCAGTTAGTTGGCGATCATCCCAAACATAAAGGGCATACAGATTGAGGAACGCCGGCTTGGTCCCGTCGACTCGGCCGCTTACGCGAGTTATGCCATTAAACCCGAACTCTGGAGCACTCGTTCCAAGGTGGATGCCGTCTCGATACCAGCGTACAGCATCACCGTTGCTGACCACTACCATAGATACCTGCCCGTTAGCAAAGCCGCCGTGAACCTGTTGCTTGGCCCCACTGCCGCTGTTCCATAGGAACGTCCCGGCTGCTGAATCCACGTTGAATATTCGGAAGGAGTCGAAGGCTCCCAAATTCTTTCCGACAATAACCTGATCGTTCTGAGACACATCGTAGATGCTGAATAGAAGAGCTATCGTCGAGGTGGACGGTGCCAGTGCTGTATCGAGAAGCATGTATTTGGTGCCGTCTCCCTGCGTGTTGATCGACCATCCGGCCGGCTTGGTCTCCCATCCCGCCGCAAGCGTGAAACCCGTGGGCGTTATCTGATTGCCTATATTGGTAGAAGAGAAGTTGATAAGCCGTTCACCCGTAGGCCCGATGAACGGAGCGTAGATATGGGACAGCCCCGCCCACAGATGGGGCGTAACGCTGTCAGCCGCACTGTGTGCGTAGCCGGTGTAGACAGATGGGATTGTACGATCCAAGTTCTCAAAAAACGGGGGCATTATTGAATCTCGTCCACAATCGGGTTCATCACCGTGTGGGCCTCTATGTCATCGGCCTCGAAAGCATCGCCACTGTTGTTGATCACTATTATCTGCCCGTAACGCCCCGTGGGCCGCAAAACGCCAACAAATCCGTTTTGCACGGAAGCCCCGTCATGGACGACCAACGATCCGATATAGATGCACTGCCGCACGAATTCAGTCAGGGTGATTGTGCCGAGTGCGCCGCCAGGGGCGGCAGCATCCGCGCCGGAGTTGCCCGCCACGTTGCCGTTCGCTTGCGTCGTATGAGTGGATGGTGCCCAATAGTAGTCAACCGTTCCGCCAACCGTCGGCGTTTCGCCAGTGAAGTCCACACACCCCAAGACTTCATATGCGGCAGCGCGCGTAGCGCCCAAATCAACTTTGTCGCTTTGACGACCGGCGGCAGCAGCAACAGCGGACAGCGTCAAGACCACGTCCGTGGGCGAGCCGATAGTCCAGTTGGTTGCCACGTCGACGGGACTGAACGATCCGGTTACAAAAAACCGTATTTGAGTCCCGACCTTTTGTAGGACTTCATTCGCCATGTCTTTCTCCTAAAGCTCCGGGATGTAATAGCCCCAAATGGTCATATGAATATCATCATCCGTCGTCTTGGCGTTGACCCAAACGCCCGGATTGACCTTGGCGTGCATCGACAATAACGACATATTGTCGCCCTGGACCATCGCCTCCTGATGCAACACCTTACTGACTACCGTAGTATCCAAGCTGGTTGCTTCATACACGATCACCACGGCGTCTACCGTGGGACTCACTTGCCTGTCGGCCTTCGCACGAATGCCGGTGATAATGAATTGGTGCCCGGACTTTGGCGCATAAAAGTTGTAAGCCGTATTGTCTTCGGCAAGCTCAACGAACTTGGACTCGTCGTAGCCCAACGGCGCTATCACCAACTCGCCGCCCACCGTAACCTTGGCCACGTCGCCCTTCCCGCCACCGACTATTTGTACTTTCAACATTACGATGGGGTCTCAAAATGACCGATCACGATTACAGAACCCGAAGTCGATTCCGTTATTTGATTGATCTGTAGGTAGTGGTTTTTCCCAAGGATCAAGCCGTCCAAATTGTGAACATGGTGGCCGGAAACAGCCGTTTTTACTCTGGATACGATATCGCCATCGGCAACCGCAGTCTCATCTGAAAATGCCGTAGCGTCAGCTAGCTTAGAAGAAAACGAACGATTCTGGTTCACGCCGGTTACCACGGTTCCTGCCGCAGTGGTGGTGGCTTCGCCGGTAAGGATTGTCCACGTACAAATCACATTAGAGCCATTGAATTCGGCCCTGTCCAGAATCAAAGGCACGTCACCCGTGTTCTTCACGAACAGCATGGTGTCGCCCGTGTCAATATCCAACTCGGTCGAATCCCACGAATAGGCCGTGCCGGACGCCGAGGAGTGCTCCAACTCCGTTTCGACGATGGCGCGAACGACCAATTCCTGTTCGGAGTTGACTTCCGCCTGATAGCCCCTACCCCTCCCGTCTTCAACTTGGAATCCCATGATCTATCCTTCCAAAGTATCGCTTTCAGAAACGACTGCATCGTTCATCAAAGCTAAGTAGGTATTGTTTGTCCGCAACTGGACAACAATCTGTGCCAACAATTGGCGTACATCGTCATCCGAGACGGCCGCCTTGCTCTGTCCGCCCTCCGTTTTTATCGGTATCGGGTTGTAAGTCATAATCCACCATTCAGTCGCGTCGCTTATCAACGCGACGGCCTCGTATTGCGTCGTCAAAACGGCGATTAACCCGTCGTCAATCGTCTCAACCGCATTCCCATCAATCGTCACAGTGTTGGCCGTAGCGTCGATTTTCTTGATGTCGTAGCGCTTGCCGTTTCTGTCCGCTGCCGCAGGAAGGGTGATAATCACCGCCCCAGCACTGGCATCAACCAAGATAACATCGTCAATCAAAAGGGCCGTGTAATCAAGTGTCACCGATGTAATGATGCTGTCCGCATCCACTATTGGAATTGCGATCTCATCGGTTATCAAGTCAATGAAGTCGCCTTGGTTGCCCGCAGTCACTGCAGGGGACGTTACGGCGATTTGGTGCGGATTGTCCAAATCCGCCAAATGGGCGGCGAGATCGGCAATATCGGTATTAGAAATCCGCAACAGACCTTGGAGCGCTTGGCGCACTTCGCCATCAGGAACCTGAGTACGGACATCGGCCATTAGCTGACACTCCTTAGCTTGCCACGCGCCTCGACGGTAACGGCAATGGACTCCATCGCCCATCGGCTTCCGGCTGTACCGACTACGTCCAAGTAAGCTACCCCACCGGAAAGACGAGGATAACGATTGCGGTTATGGCCAGCAGACAAGGTGGTCGTGTATCGTGCCGATGCGTTGTACGCCTCCTGCGCAGAGTCGCCCATGCGAATTTCCAGCGTCACGTCATTGCTCAGCACGTCGAGGGAAACTGCAAGTTCATGCAGCACGCCAGACCGATAAGCCGAACCGCCTAGCAGCAGCGGACCATACCGCATCCGTGTGTCGAAATTCGTTCCGTCATCGTCCTCGATTGTCGAATCGTGACGCCGCACATAGCCGTCACGACCACCCCAAATAGCCAAGGGTATCCCAACCGCCCCGGGCTGGTATGTGGTTGCCGACATCAAGTCGTGGTCCTGCGAATATGAGTCTGGGAAAAATCCTCCCGTGCGCACGTCATATCCGTAGTGAATGCTGTTTGATGGAGTCGCCTTGTCGGATACGGCAATGTGCACGACACGACTGGCAACATTGTAACTCAAGGATACTTCGTAACGATCGCTACGAAGGCCGATCAATTCTTGCGGTATTAAGTCGCGGGAAAGCGGCACGGCTTGCGTTGGGCCGATTTCATACAACCCGTCCTGAGTCAAGGCCACAAGACGGCCTTCTGATGTTTGAGCCCATGCGTCAATGCTTACAATGCCCACGTCGCGGGTGATGTTGTTCATCCGCCCACCATCGCGCGGATTGCCGCGTAGGACATAAAAACTGGTCTTGCAGGCTAACACCAACAGATCGTCGGTGATCGGGATAGCTGTCACCAGGGGTTCACCGAGTAGCCCGGCGAACTCGCTTTGCGTGCCGTTGACTGCTGCAGCTACGCCCATAGAGGCGATCAGCGTTCCTGTGGTTCCACCATCAGCGTTTACTGCGCCCGTATCGCCATAATCATAGATAAACGGATAACCCGCCGCTGACATCCACCAGCCATGAGGCGCAATCTCGTTATTACACCACACGATACGGTTCTGCCAAGTGGTCACGGATTTGCATCCGGCGGGGGCTACTGACACGGGACCGTTAGAGTCCAGTTCAACCGTGCCCGTACTGTGAAGAACCAATGTGTCATCTTCCGAATCGTAAACCTTGGGATAACGAAGAATACGATAGGCGACCGCCGTACTCGTGTAAGTACCAGAAGTGCCAACTGTAAAGGTTACGCCATTCGTGTTATGTACCGCTGTGATAGGATACGCAGCAGCAACCACGGGCGCACTATCAGACGATGTGATACTAAGTATTTCCACGACATCATTAGCAATATCGATATTCTTGGAATCCCAGCCATCACCAGTCGAAACATCGGTATCTTGCAGCACGACATCGGTGCCGGACGTTTCTGCGACCGAGGCATTGGCGTGAGCAACCTTGCGTTGATGCCTTACCTCGTAATCAGCAATGATGAGTTTTTGCAGACTCGGCGCAGAATATATCCGAACGTCAGAGGTCAGATTGACGCTGGAACCAGTCAATTTGTTCAATGCACCCTGTGGCGTCTCGCGGTACAAGTCTGCGTTAGCAGCAGCTACGACAAATTCAGGCGGAAAGCCACCGCTGTCTAGCGTGTATTCCAAGCGGAAGCTGTCTATTGCTGCCGCACTGCCACCGGAAGTACCCAATGCTAGTGCGAAGCCGACATTATCACCAGTCGGAGTCAGAGTTTGCGTTTTTGACACATCCAAAACGAAACTACCATCTGCCTCTTCCCATCTAGCATAAAGAGAATCCACACCAACGGTTAATGAAAACCAACCAGGTCCGAAGGTGCTGCTGTGTGGCGGAGTGACCGTAGCAACTTCCACATCGTCAACACGAAGAGAAATCTGCAACTGATTGACGGTAAATGGTCGAACAAGGCGCGCCTCCACGCTATCCTCACTGCCGGTGCCCGTATTGACCGGCGTGGAGTTGTGCATATTGGCATAAAGATGGTATGTTTGTTCCACCGTGCCGCTTGGGATGTAGACAGACACAGTGCGCGTGGCTGATTGCTCAATGTCCAACACGCTGCCCGATTTGAGCACGTTGCCCCAAATTACCCCAAGGGTCGCTGGCCCAATCGCTTGCCCTCCTGTAAATGTCGCCGTTTGCGCAGTCCAAGACGCGGCATCCCAATTAGCGTTGGAATCCAACTCGTCCCCAAACACGCTGAATCCGCTGGTGTTGAGCGTGCGCACCGCCGTCAGCATATTGATGATTATTGAGACGTTGACCTTAAACGAACCATTCACGTCAGCGGCATTGAACGCAGACGTAAGTGTTACCTGGGTTGTCAATACAAACGCATCAATAGTATAAGTCCGGTACGGCGATTCGTCCATCGTAATGACCTTGCCGACCGAACCTGGACCGAACACCGACTCAGTGCTATTGAAGGTTGTACCGCTGGAAGCACCGTTCTCTGTACCATTATTCCTGCCGAGTCGAAGCGCAAATGCCTTGCGCAATCCGGGCCGCGAACCCATGCGTGCCCGGTCCTCGATGGTGTCGTGAGCGCGGACGTTGAGTAGCAGTGCTGAAGTGTCGAACAGCCTGTTGACGTACCCCTGCCCCCGGTACATGCCGCGCGTCGGGGCTACTAAAGTGATCGCACGGTGTTCGGGCATGACCGTCCTCTCAGCAATGGCGACGGATTAGGTGTACGACGGAGTCGCCACACTCATAACGAACCCGGTCAGAAACCAATTAGTGCCGTCGCAGTACATCCTGATGACAGTTCCAACGCTGGGAAGGTCTATCTGAATGGTGGCGTCATCCGAACCATTCGGCGCAACGATTGTTACCTCCGAAGCCGTAGCTTCAGCAACATCAGACTTGCACCACAAGACACCACCCTTGTAGTAGTTGGTGTCCGATCCGGTGACGATCAGCCAGTCGTGGCTGTCTGCCGCCTCCATCGTTGACCAGAACTCGTAGTAGAGCCCGGCCGCCGCAGTCGGCAGCGTAAAGGTTCTATCCGCCGACACGTTGGCAACATGGTGTATCTTGCCGGAGTTCGCAGCCAACACGGTGTAATCGGCGTCGGCAACCACGATCATCAACGTCTGGTCGCCACCGATACGAGCAATCGCGGTCTGGCCGGTAGCAACCGTCAAGACATTACTATCGGCGTCGTTCTTTAGCGTGATGTCGTTGGTGGTCCCCTGCCCGGTGAGGATCAAGCCCTCGGCCACAGTATAGCCCATCGAGGCGTTGTCACCGACGACCGTATCGCCAGCCGCCATAATTGCGCCGTCTTGGAGAACAACACCGTCAATCGTCACCCCTGTAGCGGACGTTGATTCAGCAATTACGTCGGCGGCAATACCCTTCGTTCCGGTGTCCAGCGCTGCCGTCAGGCCGGTGAGGTCGAGCCCCTGACGAACCGCATTCACAATTTTCGTAAGGACGTTATGGCCCATACTCATGTCAATACTCCTTGTTAGAAGCGACCCAGCTCAACGGGCAGTTCGCTTCCTAAAATTTCCTGAGAGAAAGGGGCTTCCAGATGGCCCCAACAGTCGTAGCGCTGTTAAGCGTCGGTACTAAGATGCCGAAATACTCGTACCTCGAACGCGAAAAATCAACAATTATAGGGATCGGACCGTTTGCATTTGATGGCGGTGCCCCCGTTACAGCAACGGAACTACTGATGCTCTTGTGGGTGGTATAATAGTTGGCAATAAAGCCAGCCCCATCCCAATCCTCTTCGTAGCTGATCCCCATTTCCAATTCGTAATCTGCGACTACATGGGTGTCACACAAACGATACTCTGTTGCAGGTAAGAACGCAGCACGAATACTTTTATGCGTTTCTAACGATGCATGGAACCCTGTACTTGCCGCAGATGTATGAGTACCAAATGTCGCTTGAACACTGCCCATAAATACACCTGGACCACTAGCGTCCCAACCATAGAGTGTCAAGACGGGATTATGTCCATCCGAAGCTGCACCAAGGATCATAATTTTGATTGCTTCATAACGACTGACATTCAAGAACTCGATAGTATCTTGAATAAAGCTCACATCATTGAGATTTTGCCCCAATCTCGGGCTGTTAACTGACGTTTGGACACCACTGAGCGACTTCAACAGTTGCCACTTCTTCTCAGCCTGAACATCCGTATCCGGGTTAAGTATCGTTGCAGGTCCAGCCATGATTTAACTCCCTGTAGCCGTTCCAATCAAACTCTTGACGTTCAACACTAGCGGATTGTCGCGGCTGTCACGCCGCATGAACCCGGCGATGAAATTGTGATGCCGCGAACGGTCACGACTGACGGCGTTGTTCACCTTCAAGATCGCCTCCGCCCAACGATCGCCACGTTGGCCGTAGCGTTCCTCTTCGCAAATGGCGAGCACGAACGACAACAGTACGTCCGCCATTTCCGGGCCGCCCAGCGGATACGGATTCGCCGCGCTCATGCCCTGCGGCTGCACCATGTACGGCAGGGCCGCCGCATAGTTGCCGCCCGAACGCGGATATACGATCAACTCCTGGTTCTGGGCCGCTGTGCCGTCACTCACGATCCATCGAATAGCCGCAAAGCGCGGATAGCCGGTACTCGAATCGCGGGCACGCATCGAACGCACCAAATCCGGTTCCATGAGTTGCGGCTGCTCCGTCCACACATTGTCAATCCACACCAACGCAGGCGCGGCCGGAGACTCGAAATCCGCAGGTAGCCGGTACACGCCGTCGCCGGTAATCGTAAACGTATCCGTTATGCTGAATGCGGCGTCCACCTCTCCGCTGGCATCGCCGGTGACGACGACAACCGTAGTGCTCGTAAAGGCAGTAATTAGATAGGCAGTACCCGACGATGTTCCCTCCAGGTACTGTCCAACCATGCCGGACGTAAAAACGGCCGTGGTGGCCGTCACCGTACTGGACGGGTCGGAATAGCTTGGCGTTCCACTCGTCGTGCCAGTAGTCGCCACTTCGCCCGAAGCGTCGCCCGTCAAGACGATCGCCGTGCTCGACGTATACGCGGAAATGGCGTAGCTGGTGCTCGACGTATCGAACGTCAAATTGAGACCGATCATCGTATCGTAAAAAGTGGCCGACCCGGCAGTAATCGCCGTTGTCGTGGTGTAGACCGGCACAGTAGATGTAGCCGTACTGGCCACGTCCGCCCATAGCGTTATCAAGCCGGGGTTACGAAGGCACGACCAAACATGCGGCGGATCAACGGGCGGATGTAGAAAGCACGTCCGTTCGGCGCGCAAGATCAGTCGGTCGATCGTTGCCTTTTCGGCGGTCTCCAAAGACGAATAGCCTGCGCCGCCGTATATCTGCGCGCAGCCTGCGTCCTGGTAGTCCCCGATCTGCATATCGAGACTGGCCACAGTCATCGTTTACGCTCCGGCGGGCACCAACTGTGCTTTGAGCGCCTTGCCTTCCTTGGTTCGCATATCGACCTTAGGCAAGTCCGGGTCAGGTGGTGCCGCTACCGGCGTAGCGACCTCCTTCACATACTTGATCGGAATTCCCAAATCCTTGGCCCTGGCCCACCATAGAGGAACGTCAGTCTGCGGAACGCCGTCGGAAAAGCCGCATCGCTTGTAGCTGATCCCAACGTCGTGCCAATACCGCTCCATCTCTCGGGAGAACCGGCCCTCGAACCGACGTTCGCTGACCAGATTGCGTAAACAATACTCAACGTGATGTCTCATTCGCATTAGCCGCACGCCTCATTGCCGCGCGAAATCAGAGGTTCCGACCACACGCGATAACCACTCATGCGCAGAATGCCGATGGCATCGTCTGACGCCTTGTGTAGGAACGTCGCACCCATCGGAATCTGTACGCTGTCCGTTGATTTCGGGAACGTCGAAGCCGTCACATTGGCCGCCGTTGTGAACGTGGAACTCTTCACCCCGTCAAGCCAGTAGGTAATCCGCTCCGAATCGCTGGCCAGTGGATTGAAGTCGAACCCAAATCGATTCCACTTATCCGCCACCGGGACAAGCGCCCCGGAAATCGGGGTCTGCAACGCCGATCCGTTCTCCTGATAGACGACGTTGATGGCGTTACCGTCCGCCGCCAGGATTTGACAACCGATGCCGTGAAAGGTGGACACCAGTGCGCCGGTGTTATCCGCTAATGCGCCGGTAGCCAAAGCCTGTCCAGCAAGACCAATGAAGATCATGTTGTCATTATCTGTCACCGCATTCAGACAAAAACGACACTCGAAACGGACGCGTGCCACATGGTGGTACGGGAACGAGTCATCCTCATCGGCGGTCGCCAGGACATACGAACGACTACCCTGCATGTACGTTTCATCGTTATCGCCGCTGGACGCCGCATTCGCCAACTGCACCACACCGCCTTGGGCGCTTGCGC